ACAGCTGTGAGCGCGTGTGGAGAGGCGGCTGTCGGATTTCGGGACAATCATCCTGCCTGAGGCCGCTCTGAGCGCGTGTGGAGAGGCGTCGCCGTGCCCACCGCCGCCGTCGCCTATGTCGGGCCGCTCTGAGCGCGTGTGGAGAGGCGGTAAGTTGAGATGCATTTAGCGGACGCTGGTCCGGCCGCTCTGAGCGCGTGTGGAGAGGCGGTTGAAGGAGTTAGCCGACTTCGATGCAACAGAGGCCGCTCTGAGCGCGTGTGGAGAGGCGTAGTCTATCAACCGGCGCAAATCGACGGACACCGGCCGCTCTGAGCCCGTGCGGGGGAGCGTTTCGTTCGTCGCCTGCCCATTTTTGGCGCGGAGGCGGCTCTAAGCGCGCGCTCACCACGCCAGCAGCAGCGCTGTCAGCAGAAACGCCGCCGCCGCCGCCGTCAGCGCGATCGCGGCGGCGCGCAGCTTGGCTAGATCAGCCCGAGCGTCTTCAGCGCGATCGACAACAGCGCCGTGGCGAGCGCGCCGCCGAGCCATGTGAGCCCACTCCATAACGTCTGGTGAATCGCGTCGATCTTGCTCGACAGCGCCTCCGCCAGCTTCTCCTGGTCCAGGTCCTGGAGGCGGTTGTGCGCGATCAGCTCGGCGATGCGGTCCATCATCGCCTGGTCGCGCAGCACGATGATCTCCCGGATATGCGCCATTCCAGCCTCCAGCGCGGCCATTCGGTCCGCCGGCCTCAGATCCCCGTCTCGCTCCGTCATGCATCTCTCATCTCTTTTTCGGGTTGCAGAGCGCGTCCCAGGCCGCATTGTGCTCGCGGACCTGGCGCGCGGTGTCGGCGCTGTCGGCGCGCGAATAGCGGATCGGCGCGAACGCCCGGCAGGAGGTGTCGACCACGACGCGGCGCGCCGGCTGCTCGCACAGCACGCCCCCGCCCGTCCCCAGAAGGGACAGCTCCAGCAGGCACAGGCGGCTGCGCGCCGCCGCCTCAGTCGCGCCGATAGGGATCATCAGCATCAGGATCGCGGCGGCGCGCAGCCTCGCGCGCGATGAGCGCCGCCTGGACGCGCTCATCGGCGGCCTCGAACGCGGCCGCGACCGCCTGCGCCTCGCCGGCCGCGAGCAGCTTCCTCTCGCGCAGGAAAGCCACAAGCCCGGTCAGGGCCTGCAGCATCAAGATGACGGCGCGCGCCCACGTCATGCGCCCGGCTTGGCCGGGGCGCGGCCGCGCTCCCACAGCGTCCACCAGACGATGCCGGCGATGCTGACCAGCGCCCCCACCAGCGTCGTCTCCATCTCGGCGGTGATATAGCCCTGGCTCATCAGCCAGCCGGCCGCGATCTGCAGCACGATGCGCACGAGCTGCTGTACGGTGTCCCACGTCATGTCAGGTCTCCTTCGGTTGAAGCTATTCCCAAGTGCAGGCATCGGGCGGCGGCCTGCCCCTTTTCCGGGCTTCCAACAGCCGCGTCCGTCACATTGTGCAGAGGCGAGATGTGAGCCCCGGAAGGCGGAGCCTCCAATGCGATCCGCCAGCCTCCGGCCGGAAGCGTGAATTGGTCGGCGGTCGGCGTCATGTCAGGTCTCCTTTCGAATTTCAAAGCCTTGTGGCCTCTACATGCATCCAGTCGAAATTCCGGGCGCGCCCGAGCGAAACCCAGCCTTCCTCCTCCCAGATTCGCCAGAACCGCTCGCAATCGGGCAGAGCGAGCCTGGCTTTGTCGCGGCCCCAGCGGATCTGATTGCGGGCCGGGTCGAAATCGATGGCGATGCCCCATGAATGCATCGACCAGGCGTCCCCGCCACGCATGCGGCGCACGTTGAGGCAGCCGCCGAACAGGTCGATGCCGGCGAGCCGGCGCGCGGGGGTATCGTATTCGTTCGAGATGCGCTCGAAACAGCGCTTCGCCGAGTCGTGCACCTTCTCATGGATCGAGAAGCGGCGGATGGTCTGCCGCTTGTCCCAGGCGAGACGCATCGGGTAGGGCAGCTGAAGCATCACCTGGTTCGCGCCCCTCGGGCCGAACGCCGTCTCCACATCGCGCTGGCGCGGCCATTTCAGGGAGCCCGGCGTCAGCAGCCTGTCCGTGCGCGCCCGCTCCGGCATCGGGGCCGGCCACAGTTCGGCGCGGGTGAGCGGCCCGGCGACGCCGTCCGGCGTCAAGCCGTGCAGGCGCTGGAAGGCGCGGATCGCGGCGCGCGTCGCGGGGCCGGCGACGCCGTCCGGCGGGCGGGTGTAGAGCCCGAGCTCGCGCAGGCGCTCCTGGATCGCGAAGATCGAGCTCATCACCCCGCCCGCACTGTCACGCGGGTGTAGACCTCGGTGCCGAAACCGCCCGCGACGCCAAAGCCGGTCGTGGATTTCGTGACCGCGACCCGGTGACGGATTTCGAAGGCGGCGGCGGCGGCCAAGGTGATGCGCGTCGAACCCACGGAGCGGATGTCTGTCTGGGTCGCGGTGTCCGCCTGCTGCGGCGTGCCGCGCTTGACTTCGGCGGCGGCGGTCGCGTTGTAGAGCAGCGTCTGATGCCCGCCGGCCTGATAGGCGGGCGCCTCCCATGCGATCTCCCAGTCGCCGGCCGGAAGCGTGAATTGGTTGCTGGCGAGGCTTGCGATGCTGTTCCGGTTGTAAACCAGCGTGTTCAGGGTGCGCGTCTGATCCGCCCCGCTGGTCGCGGTGCCGCCATGGGTGCCGGCGGTCTTCTGGTCTTCGATGATCGCGACCACAGCGCCGGGCAGCAGGTAGCTGCTCATCTTGACCTTCTTCTCGGTGCCCGCGCTTGCGTCGTAATGCGGGATGAAGTCGGCCGCGGGGTTGGGCGCGGTGTCTTCTGTCAGGCTGTCAACGATGCGGAACAGGCCATAGCCGGTCACGGTGTACCACTCGGCGCCGTTGCTGAAGATGCCGATGACGGTATCCTTGGCCGTAACTGTGAGGCTGACCGACACGTCGTCGATGGTCTCCGACCCATTCGGGTCGATGATCATCGAATTCGCCGCCGCCGTTTTCTTGAAGACGAACCCCTTGCCGTTGCCCACGCTGGCGGCGCTCGGCAGGTCGAATTCGATATTGCCGCCGGTGGTGTCGGCCTCATAGGCCTTGCCGGCGTCATTGATCGTAAGCGCGAGCGGCGAGGCGGAGCTCGTCACTTGCGTCCAGGTCAACAGCAGCGGCGCAAAGCCGGTCGCGCTGGATGCGGTCGGCGCCTTGGCCAGATTGTCGTAGGTCCGCAGCGTGACATCGGCCGCGGTGGTGATGACCACCTTCCAATCGAAGGTGTCGTCCACATAAATCAGCGGCGCAAAGCCGCCGGCGTCGCACACGACAGGCTGCGCATGGGCAATGGACGCCGCATCGTCCTGCCACACGGTAAGGGGGGTTGTCGTGCCCTCACGGTAATGCAGGAGCTTGGCGCCCGCCTGCGGCACGCCCGAATTGTTCAAGGTCGGGTGGCCGGACAGGAAGGACAGGATCGTCGGCAAGGCTCAGCTCCAATAAAAAAGGCGCCCGAAGGCGCCTGGACATGAAAAAAGCCCGCTTCAGGAGCGGGCTTGGTTGGCGGCGGGGTCGGCGATATCGGTCAGGCGTGCGGCCGGACCAGTCTTTCGAGCGCGGCGAGATGGTCCTGCCCCTGGCGCACCAGGAAGTCGCGGGCCTGCAGGAAGCGCTCGCCCTCGATGGTAGCTTCGAGCGCTGAGAAGATCGACAGCAGCTCGCAGAACGCGCTCTCGATTTCGCCGTCGCGCTCCAGCGCGCCGCCGGCGTCGAGAAAGGTGACGTTGCCGGCCTTGCGCATCACGCCCTCCCCCATTCCAGCGCGGTGAGGGCGTCCACCGTCTCGCGGAGCCGGCCGAACTCGCTTGCGATGTCCTCGATAAAGGTATCGGTCACGGTCACGACGTCGGCGCTGCGCGTCACGTCGCGCAAGACCGCGATCAGCTGTTCGACGGTATCCAGCTGCACCGAGACTTTCACCGCCAGATGCATGCGGTTGATCGGCAAAGCGGGCTGCAGTAAGGAAGCAGAAGCCATGGGAACCTTCCTGTGTAAGGTTGCGGTGGTTAGG